AGTTCTTGCTTGATGCGCTCTGAATACTTCCTAGGGAATCTAGCAGCCATTGATCTAGACCATAGACCAACATTGAGCCTTTCCCCATCCTTATGCTCTACAAGGTATGCCTGAGCGTGTTCTTCCCACCAAATCATCTCTCGGATCTTGGCTTCCTCCAAGGCATGAAAAAATTCTTCATGAGAATCTCTCCAGTTGCACAAAGTCCTATAGGTAATGCCTAAAGCGCCTGAAATCTGTTCTAGGGATTTACCCTTAGTTCCAAGCTCAATAGCCTTCTGACAATATGATGAATCATACTCAGTTGGTCTGCCTACAGGATTTGCTGTTTCGCTCATTTTGGTTCTTCAGTAGCCTTTTCGCCATTTTCTACCATTTCTTGAGCTTTTGCATCTGCTTCTGCTTGCATCATGGCATGAGCTTGTGGAATAGCTTGAACTTTGATTTTGTCAATTACAGGGGCTACTAGGCTATATTCTCCTTTTGAGAGAGCGCCAATCATAAACTCAACATCTTGAATTGATAGGTCTTTTAGGGTAATCATTTAATTTCCTTTGTTTGGTGAGCTACTCAGCAATCAGATATACCGCTAGCAAGAAAGTTCGGTATTCACATTCTAGGGATTGCATTTCGCTCATTGTTAGGCTCTTTTTGGTTTAGTTTTCTTGCTTTTAGCTTCTCTTTGAACAGAATAAGCAATAGCGACTGCCTGAGTTGGTTTCTTTCCAGCAGATAGTTCTGCCTTCACATTGGATTGAAAGGCTTGTTTAGTAGGTGATTTTTTGAGAGGCATTAGCAGTTCCAGTTCTTTAATGATGCTTTGGCTCGCTCCGCAGGGCCTTTAGCGTTCTTTACAACTCCCTCCATCCTTGCACAAAACGATGCTTTACGACCAGCATCAGCCTTTGTCTTAGGATTTGGAGCAGGGGCTTTTAAATTGGCATTGTTCTTAGTGTTGTATTCAGCTCTGCCTTTAGCAGTCATTCCAGCGCCTTTTTCTGTAGGATTATAGGTTTTACCCTTACCTACAGTTTTATGCTCTATTGGCTTGTCATGTTTTTTAGTAGCCATGATTATTTCTTCTTTGCTGTCTTTGCTGAATCTTTAAATGCTTGTGCAGTAGGAGCGCCTTTAGTGCCAGGCTTACGCATGGTTTCTACTTTCTTAGCGCCTGATGCCTTTTGTTTCTCAATTCGCTCTTGTTTTGCATGAATATTGGCATACAAGCCAGGTTTAGTTGCCATTTTTAGCATCCTTTCCAAATTTAAAATCAGATCTAGGGGTTCTTCTTCTAGGTCTTTTAGCTGCTGGTTTCCTGACAGGAGCTTTAGGCATCTCAGGCTTCATATCTTTCATGATGAATGTATGGTTGATTTCAAGGTTTTCAATCGGTAATTCAACCTTTTTGACCTTATACCAGCCAAAATGACCCATGATCTTCTCAATCAATGAGGTTTCATCAAATACTTCAATTTCCTTCATGCTTGCTCCTTTTCGGTTATGAAACAGACATCTTGCCAACTCATCACTAAATAACGCTCATTATCTTCAAAATATTCAAAGTATTTAAGGTATTCAGCTTCTGAATCATCGTTCATAGTGCCAAATCGAACATAAGAGCCTACAGGAATGGGCATTTCTTGCCTGCGACCATTGATTACTTTGCCAGGGCCTACAGCGACTACAGTTCCCATATTGTCTGTTTCTTTGTTTTTAACAAAAATGACAGAGCTAAGTTCTCTAATATCAGGCTTGACTACGATCTTATCGGCTAAGGGTTTGAGCTTCATACCTTTTTAGGTCTGCCTTTAGGTTTAGGCTCTACCTTTGATGCTTCTTCAAGGACTTTTTTACGCTTTTCTTTAGGATCTTCTTTAGTTTCCGTAGCAATTTCGATGTCCTGAACCATAGTTTCAAATACAGGATTTGGAGGAATAGCCGAGAATTCCCCACACCATTCTGAGCTGTGTCTGTTTTGGTAAAGAGGATACCTTCTACAAGATCCAATAAAGTCATTGTCTGTATTTAGGAAATATATACAGGATAGACAACCATCTTTAGAATTTACAACAGCCATCTAGTTCTCCGATTACTAGGTTGGTTAGAGATGCCCTAGACCTTCACGCTAGGGCATTTCGCTTTTAGCAAGGGTTGCAGTCACCACGCTTATGCTCATAACAAACACCAGCAGTTTTGCCAGTATTGAATTGCTTGTCTTTGCCTGTAGCATCTTGCATACCCATTGCTACACCGCCAACTTTTTTCTCCATGCGCTCACCAGTTTTGTCTGAGGAAGTTGCGCCAGCAGGAGCTTTAGCACCAGTTACTGAAGGAATACCCTTCATAGAATCCATTTTGCCCATGTTTTTCTCCTATAGAAATGGGGTTTGAAACCATATTTTGCCTTATTGATTGGCATTGTCAAGCAGTTTAACTAATCTTATTGCACCATCAATATCGTTAATTCTAACAACAGTTGAGCCTCTCCAGTTCATCATAAATAAATCTTGAGCTGCCGTAAATTTGGCTTTGTCATCCTTCTTTATCTCGCACAATACTGTTATTTGGTTTTTGCCAATAACTAAATCAGGAAAGCCTTGTCCGATCCTACTGGTATCAAAAACAGAACAACCAAGCTCTTTAAATGCTTTAACAATTTCTTTTTGGTTAGAATCAACTCTTTTAGCGTAATAAGTCATTGATTTATCTCTAAAATAGATTAGTATCAGCTAACTTTACCATCATAAAGGCTTGTCATGAGCAAACCAGCATGTAGTGATCAAGAGTTTATATCATTATTTAAAGAGCATAGATCCCCTACAAAAGTGGCTAGGGTATTGAATGTTGATGTTAGAAACATAAATATGCGAAGAAAAAATATAGAAAAAAAATACGATATTCTGCTTGAATCTAATGACAATAGGGGTATTCCTAAATTTATTATTCCTGAAAATAAAGTGCGTTGTGAATATGAATTAAAAAATGGCATTGTTATGGTTGGATCAGATTGCCATTACAACCCAAGCTATATCTCTACGGCTCATCGAGCTTTTGTTTATTTTACAAAACAATTAAAACCTAAAATGGTGATTTTAAATGGTGATTTGTTCGACTTTGCAACAGTTAGCCAACATCATCGAATAGGTTATCAGCAGCATCCTACAGTCCAACAAGAGCTAGAAGAAGTTCAAAACAGGCTTGGCGATATTGAAAAAGTTAAACCTCCTGGCTGTTTATTGCATCGCACCATAGGAAACCATGATCTAAGATTTGATGGCAAATTGTCTAATGTTCTTCCGCAATATGAAGGTGTCAAAGGTATGTCCCTTGCAGATCATTTGCCTGGCTGGTCTTATAGCTGGTCTGTCATGATTAACGACAATACAATGGTTAAGCATCGTTGGCACAATGGTATTCATGCTGTGTATAACAATGTCCTAAAAGGAGGCAAATCAATGGTAACAGGCCATTTGCACTCTTTAAAAGTCATTCCTTGGACTAATTATTCAGGCGATCTTTATGGTGTTGATACTGGAATGATGGCAGCAGTTAAGGATGAGCAGTTCTTATATCATGAAGATTCAAGCGTTAATTGGAGGGCAGGATTTGCTGTTCTTACTTATATTAATGGTCATCTAATGCCTCCTGAGTTGGTGCAAGTCATTAATGAAGATGAGGGCCTTGTGTTTTTTAGGGGTGAACTGTATGAGATTAAATCCTGAAGTATTAAAAAACTTATATGCAAGCCTGTATTGCTGTTATCCATTCACCAAATGGAAGATGCCATTACCTGAAGAAATAGAGTTTGTTGTTACTCCTGATCCTGAAGTGATGGGAACTTACCTATACGATACTGGCGAGAAATGCGAGCATACGATAACTATATCTTCAGGAAGGTGCGGTCATTACTATACTGTTATTACAACCTTGGCTCATGAAATGATTCACATGAGCTTTTATCGTCAAGAAGGCAATAAATGGGCGCAACATGGCAAACCATTTAGAGTTCGTTGCAAATTAGTAGCTGATGAGCTTGGATTAGATCCGCTGGAATTGTAAAGTTTGATACTTAGAAGTGCATGAAACTTTAATAAAAAATGTATCGTATATTAAACATTTATATAAGTTTTTGTATATTTTATTTAGCCATGATATACAAACCAACATTAGAAAAAGCATAGCCTGTATATACAACAGCCATAGGCATATTGCCTTTAAAGCCTTGTTCTAAGCCAATGTAGAAGTAAATCAATCCAGTAACAATGATTAGCCAGCTACTCATTTAAAAGCCTATCGGTGAGTTCAAGCAGAGCTTCCTCTGTCGTTGAGTGAGTAGATTCCCAAGCTCGCCTTCCAAGGTGGTGAATACCAAGATGGAATCGGTGATGTATTGGGCAAAGTCCGATTGTTGGTGCTGTTTTTCGTTGTCCAGCTCTGCGGATATGGTGGATTTCGCAAAATGAGCCAGGGTTGTTTTGTGTATAGCAGAGTATGCAGCCAATATCTGCAATTTTTCTAAATCGTAATTTTTCAATTTTTGTAGTCAAAATGGTTGTGTTAAGTCAATGTATTTAAAAAGATGTTTAGGCACATCGTAATAAAACTCATGTTTTGTAGCATCTTGCATTTCCACTTGATTGTATTTTAGAGCCTCATTACCTCGAATTAAGTAAGCATGGCTCATATCATGGGTTAAAGCAAAAAACAGCGTATTTGGAACTTCAAGCATTTCTACTTTTCTTACTGGAACATGGATTGTATAGAATGGGCAAACTGGACTCCATTGCCGAACTTCTACCTCCGCAGATCCTACTGGATTACCATTTCTGTAAATAATCAGGTCTGTTCCATAAATATCAGGGTTATCAATCGCTTGTAAACCCCACTTCATTTGTATCCAATCGGATACAGCTTTCCTCGCTGGAGGATCGTATTTATCATGTAAAGCCTGGTCAAACTTTTTTATTTTCATGATCGTCTGCAATATCTTGTAGCATCAAGGCCATTTCAACAATGTCTGAAGCCAGCTCATAAGCTCGATTAGTGTTCCTATTGTTCATGTTGTCCTGATATTTCTTCAATAGGCTGTGAATTACTAAATACGGCATTGAATAATCTTTCATACTGAACCCTTTCTTCGGTTGCTTGATAGTGTTTGCCAAAGTTCCGTAATACGGATCTCGGTATTGCGTTTGTTATCTAAAATCTTGAACTCTTTGTAAGCCTCAATCCAAAGCTCTACTGCGTTACCAAATTTAAGGCTTGCTACGGCTTTTGCTTCCCTTTCTGCGACTGTCCCCTCAGCTACCAAAAAAGAGTGCGCCTTGGCTTGTTTAATGCCTTCCTCAAGCCTTTTAACCTCAGACCCTAGGGTTGCATGTTCCTCATCGGTAGTTGAAAGGTAAATTAATGCTTTTTCAACCCTATCTTCATCTAACTTTTCTAAACTCATTTCCATTCTCCTTTTTCATCAGCTCGATTGCCTTTAACCCATTGATCTTCAAAATCTCTTACCAACTTCCAATCCAACTTATGCTTGTGCATATATTCCCTAAAAACCTTTAAACCCCAAATCCTGCGCCACATGATGAGCTGGCGAACTGCACAACGATGTTTATGTTTTTGTTCATCCATCTATTCTTTTTCTAAGCAAATTCCATGCTGTTGCTGCACAAAGGGGAACTTGTCCGTTTCCAATGGCTTTAAGTCTGTCCATTGCAGAGGCCATCCCATTAACCACTCTACAAATATTGGGTTCGGTTTTCCAACTATTCCTGTCAAGTCCCTTAATGCTTGATTTAAAGGGTATTGAGCTGGATGCCCTGATGGTCTTATTGGTTTCCAATTTGGCATTGTTCCCCTCTGTCCATCGCTTGCACTTGGAGTTGGATATTTTTGCAACAATCCAAATTCTTTCTCTTTTATGGTTTGCTCCAACATCGGCTGCTGAAAGCACTCCCCATTCCGCATCGAACCCCATTTGGGCCAGGTCTGCAAGGACTGTTCCAAGTCCTCTAGAAGTGAGCATTGGGGAATTTTCCACAAAAGCGTATCTAGGTCTAACTTCGCCAATGATTCTAGCCATTTCTTTCCACATTCCTGATCGCTCTGCCTCGATTCCCCCCCCCCTTCCTGCTGCTGAGATGTCTTGGCAAGGAAATCCTCCTGATACAACATCAACAATTCCTCTCCAAGGCTTTCCGTCAAAGGTTTGAACATCATCCCAAATTGGAAAACTCGGCAAAAGTCCGTCATTTTGCCTGGCACACAATACGCTTGCTGGATAGGCTTCCCATTCGACAGCGCAGACTGTTCTCCATCCAAGAAGGTGTCCCCCAAGTATTCCTCCACCAGCGCCTGCGAAAAGAGCCAACTCATTCATGCCACCTTCCTTTTTTTATCTCGCTGATCCTGAATAAACTTTTTCATCTCAAAATAACTGTTAAAACGAGCCAGGCGAGGATCTCCTCCACATTCGACCCTGTATGCCTCCTCAATCTGTTGCTCAGTTCCTAAAGGCAATTCTGTGGATTTCTGCTGTGCTTGTTGAATCCAGCTTGCCTCAAATGATCTCCAGCCTTTAAAAATGATTGTTTCTAGCACTTGATCCAATGGCATCTTGGCTAATTCAGCTTCTTTTATCAGCCTAGCAAGAACTCGATCCGTTACTGGAGCTTTCAATCTTTTCCTGTAAACCAAAAAATCATTCCATAAATCAACACTAACTCCGTCAGGAGTTACGACTTTAGGAGTAGTCTTTATTTGGTTCTTGGTTAATGGTTCTTGGTTCTTGGTTGGTTGAACGGATGTTGAACGCTTGTTTAACCGAGCTTCAGCAGATGCCTTTCCTGCTTTACTGGCTTGGTCTAGACGGCTATGGTACTTAGCGATTTCCTCATCAACTCGCTTGTTATGCCAGCAATTATCTTCATCAAAAATAAAGAATTCTTGCAATATTGCATCAACAGTTTCAACGGATGATCGAATTCGTCTTGCTACAGTTGAACTGTCGTTGAACGGCTGTTCAGTCATGTAATAAAGATCAATCATTCGCCTATAAGCCAAGTCCTCCTCATTACTTAAATGAGAGGTATGGCTGATGTAATCCCCAATATGAAATGGGTAAAAGTTCATTTCAATCCTTTTTAAATAGATCAGGTCTAAGCATTTCATTGGTCAAGCGACCCTCAGATAAAGTGCTTAATTTTCTAAGATGGCGAATAGGAATATAGCCTCTCGCAACCCATTGATATACCGCAGAATTTCTCACTCCTAGCAGCTTAGATAGCTCATCCAAAGTGCCAAATTCCACTTGTAAAAGCTGTTTTATTTCATTCATAAATCCTCCTGAAATGAACAATATCATAGATTTGTGCGATTTAGCAACAAAAAAGATAAAAAAAGTATTTGCAAGGTAATGGATATGATATAGTTCTATTCAAGCAGTAGATTTTTTAACCAAGTGAAGGAGTAAGTGATGAAAACAGCAATAATTGAATGGACAGCAGTTGTAGTAACTGGGATAGCTTTTGGAGCTATGTTTGCTTACGGCCTATTAGGAGGGTTCTAATATGAGTCGCTTACATGACCATTACTACGAGCCTGACGATTACGATGATCGCTCAGATGAGATCGAGGAGCGCACTTGGGAGCTAATGAAGCCAGGCGCTGAATACGATTACAGAACAACTCAAGCAGTTGCAGAAGCTATGGGGGATCTAGATAAAGAACGAGCTGATTCCCTACAAGCCATTATTGATACCCAAGATTACGAACAAATTGGTAGAAAAGTAATGATGATGGCTTTGGATTACATGGAACACTATGCCCAAAATGCAGCAGAACGAGAAATCAACGACTAAGGAAAAAGTGATGACTAAATTTTTAGAACTACGCAAAATCAATGTAAACGAGCATACAGAGAAAAAAGGTAAATTTACCTATCTGTCATGGTCATGGGCTGTAGATCAGCTCCTCCAACAAGATCCTCAAGCTACTTGGACTTATGGTGATCCAGTTTACTTTGCTGAAACTTTGATGGTATTTTGCTCAGTAACCGCTTTTGGCAAAACGATGACAGCTCAGATGCCTGTCATTAACAATCAAAACAAGGCTATTCAAAACCCTGATGCAATGGCTGTAAATACCGCTATGCAACGATGCCTGGTTAAGGCAATAGCTCTGCATGGCCTTGCGTTGTATATCTATGCTGGAGAGGATCTGCCTGAAGAAGAAGTTGTGGATTTAACCAGCCAAGCAGATATTTGGGTAAAAGCAATTAATACAGCGAAAGACATAGATGAACTCAAAACAATTTATGGTAATGCCTATCACCAGCTCTCAAAAGATAAATCAGCAGTCGCTAAGATTTCCGCAGCCAAAGATGCCAAAAAAGCAGAATTGGGAGCATAAAGCCATTTTTGATGAATTTTTAAGAAAAGAAAAGGAAGCTCGCAAATGAGTATTTTTATAGCATTTTTAGCTTTTACTGGAGCAGTAACCTGGTTAGTAATTGGTGCAATGCTTATTTATATATGGATGGAATGATGAACAATAAACCAGTAGCGTGGACTGCTTGTTTAAGTTGTGGTCAAAAAGTTACAAGCGATTCTATTCACACTTGTTCGCCACAATTAAAGACACTAACAGATGAGGAAATAGAAAAAGTGTTTGTGTTGAATTGCAATCTTATAAATGAAACTTTTGCATATAGGGATTTTGCTAGAGCAATACTAAGAAAGGCACAAGAGAAATGACAACTTTTACAACAGAAGATAGAGTTGCTTGCATACAACAAGGAACTGATGAATGGCATCAACTTAGATTAGGAAAAGTTACCGCTTCTAGGGTTGCAGATATACTGGCTAAGACAAAATCAGGCCCCTCAGCTAGTCGAGGTAACTATCTGATTGAGCTTGCCTTGCAACGAGTTACAAAGACCATAGAGGAATCATACCAAAATGAAGCTATGCAATGGGGAACTCAAACAGAACCGCAAGCCAGGGTTGCTTATGAAGTTAAAACAGGCAATTTTGTGGATCAGATCGCCTTTGTCAATCATCCTACTATTGCTGGCTTTGGTTGTTCTCCTGATGGCTTGGTTGGAAACGATGGTCTTATTGAAATTAAATGTCCAAACTCTGCTACGCATTGGGGCTACATAAAAGCCAATGAACCACCTAACAAATATGTTATTCAGATGCAGGCTCAAATGGCAGCTACAGGGGCTAAATGGTGCGACTTTGTAAGTTTTGATCCAAGGATGCCTGAGCGCAGTCAATTATTGATTGTTCATGTTCCTAGAGATCCTGAGTTCATTTTGTTTATGGAAACAGAAATTAAGCAATTTTTAAGTGAAGTAGAAGTTGAAGTAAATCTTATGGAGAAGCGCAATGGCAATTAAATATTTCGTAAAAGCAGCAGTATCAGAGTATGAAGATAAGACCGATGGCAAAATGAAAAAGCGTTATCAGTCTATTGGAGTCATCATGGAAACTAAGCATGGCCTTATGCTCAAAATTGAGTCTTTGCCTATCTATGCCATGAAAGAGGGTTCAATCTTTGCTTATTTAAATGAACCTGAAGAAAAAGGAGCAGCTCCAGCAAAGCAATCTAATGATTTGGATGATCCACCATTCTAAGGAGAAATATGAACAACGAACATATTTGGACTGTTTCAGGAACTGATATTACGATTCGATGGAGGCTTGCTGGATGGACTCCTCCATCAGAATTACAGGAATATATAGATAAATGGGCTTACTGGCAAAATCTTCCGTTGCGTAAACTAGATGACCAGGCTAAACAACAATACGAGGCTGTATTGCGTAAAGCCAAAGTTGCGAGGATCAAATGATTTACGAAAAAATCCCTTTTGCTGGAGAAATAGCAATTCCTGAAGATGAGTGCGAAAGACAGTTTTTTGAAACTTTTCCTGATGTCTTTAACACCAATGAAGTTGCTTTAAAAGTTTGGACTATGGCTTGGATTAAAAGCCGTATGTTTACCCTTAAAGATATGGAACAGGAATTTAAAAAACTTTAGTATTTCCGCATATTTGGCAGAGGCGCATCTTTTTGGTCTGATCCCTTAGACTTTTCAGGATGCGCCTTACTCATTGGCTCTGATTCATGTTTTTTAAGTTCTTTGCCAAATTCATAAACTGCATTACGCAATTTAATAACTTGAGCTTCTTCACGCTTTTGTTGTTTTTTAGATTCTTGCATTTTTATGCTCCTAGTATGTCCATAGCTTTATGGGTTCGATCAATACGATCTTGCAATCCAATAGTTCCACCATTGATCCGCTTAGTAATGGTAGTCCAATCCTCATTATCTGCCAATAAATTTAAACCTCTTTTGTTCCAAAACCAACCAGCAGATAAACAAGCGTTCTCAGGTTCTAAAACAAGCTCAGGATGCTCTGCAAAAGGTTTACCTAATGCCAACCCACAGACAGTATAGTTTGAGCGCCCTGTGAGCTGAATTAGACCCCTTCCATGAAACTTCCAGCCATCACCATCTTCAGTATTTCC